GTATTACTGTTGGTATAAAAACTACTGGTTGCTCTGGGCTTGCTTATGTGTTAGAATACTTAGATACTAATGCATACACTGATGGTGTAACTGATTTTGTTAACCAAAACATTATTGTTCGTGTGAGCAACAAAGATTTGGTAGTATTAGATGGCCTAGAAATAGACTATGTTAGACAGGGCCTAAATGAAGGATTTGAATTCCGTAACCCCCACGAAAAAGACCGCTGTGGTTGCGGGGAAAGTTTTCGAATATAAAATATGATAATTTCAAAATACGATTATACACCAATTAGCCGCACGACCGTAGACGGCAAAAGACACTACTCTACACCTGATGGTAGCAAAGTACCTAGTGTAACAACAATTTTAGATCGCACTAAACCGCAAGAGAAGATTGATGCACTCAACAACTGGAAAAAACGTGTAGGCGAAGCACAGGCACAACAAATTGTCACTGAAGCTGCTAATCGTGGGACCCGGATGCACAGCTACTTAGAAACATTTATTCTAAGTGATGATATGAAAGAACTGCCTTCAAATCCATTTGCTCACCCAAGTTGGTTTATGGCCGCAGAAGTCATACTTAACGGACTATCGAACGTAGATGAATTTTGGGGAACTGAAGTACCTGTTTATTATAGTGGGTTATATGCTGGTACTACAGACTGTGTGGGAGTATGGAAAGGTCGTCCTGCTATTATCGACTTTAAACAAACTAACAAACCCAAGAAGCGTGAGTGGATTGAAGATTATTTTATTCAATTGGCTGCATACGCACAAGCACACAATGCGACACATGGTACAGATATTAACTGTGGTGTAATTATGATGGCTTGCCAGCCTAAATTACTAGAAGATCAAACATATTCGACGCCGGAATACCTTGAATTTGTTATCGAAGGTGACGAGTTTGCCTACTGGACTGACGAATGGACCAAGAGGGTTGAGCTGTATTATCTGACTGCATAAATACATTATAATACGTAAGGTTTAGTTATAATGGCAATTACACAGATCAGTCAAGTACAAGTACGTCGTGGATTAAATCAAGATTTACCACAACTTGCTGCGGGCGAATTAGGTTGGAGTACTGATACTCAACAATTATACATCGGTAACGGTACACTCGGTGCACCTGATTATGCTCCAAGTCTTGGCCATACTGAAATCTTAACCCAGTATAGCATACTTAATTTTACCACTGGTTTTGCTGCTAACGTACTAATACTACAGGGCAATGTAATTACCCTACAAAATGAAATTACATCACTGCAAAATAGTATTGGTGTTGATACCTCAACTACTTTGAATTCGTTAACAAATTATGTTACAAGTTTCAGTTCTAACAATGCTGTGGTAAATTATACCATAAATCAAGGATCTAATCAGCGCACTGGTATTATTAAAATTGATCGCGCTACAGGTTCGTCTACAGTGGGTTACGACGAAGAGTACAGTCAAAGCGGTGCAGTTGATGTGATAATGAATATTACAGCAAATACTGGTTACACTACTGTATGGGCTAACACTCTTACAGCAACCGGCAGTTTATCCTATAGAATTACAAGTTTATAAATCGTTTAAATGTTTCAACTAAAGTCCGAAGATCGGTTAAGATCTTGGCGTGAATTTCGATCTGTGTTAGATCAATTACCGTTAGAAGATGCCCTAGTCCAAACTGCACAGTTTTGGGCAAGTGCTCCTTTTGTCCCTTACAATCTGGACACTAGCGATGTTGAGTCTTGGCCGGATCCATGGACCTTAGTGGAAGAGAACGTCTATTGCGATGTTGCAAAATGCCTAGGTATAGTTTATACTTTATCATTATGTACGCATAGAAAAGACTTAGATATGGAGATTAGGATATACCAAGATCCTAATTCTGGACACGAATATAATTTAGCTTGGATCAATCAGGGAAAATATATTGTTAATATGATTGACGGGGAGATTGTAAATAAAGTACAAGTTGAAAAAACATTGAAGTTAAAAAAAACGTACACAGCAGTAGATTTAAAATTAGATTACTATAACAATTAAGAGATATCGATAATGACAATTCAAGTCACAAAAAGAAGCGGAAGACAAGAACCGCTCGCAGTAGAAAAATGGCAAGCTCAGGTAACAAAAGTATGTAGTGGTATCGCAGATGTAAGTCAATCGATGATCGAAATTAAAAGTCAACCGCACTTTTATGATGGTATTACCACAAGAGAAATCGATGAAATTACCCTACGAGCGATTGTAGATTTAATCGACGTAGAGAATAATCCAGATGTAGGACACACCAACTATCAATACGTGGCAGGAAAGCAACGTCTAAGTATGCTACGTAAAGACGTCTATGGATCATATGATGTTCCACACCTTTACGAAATTGTAAAGAAAAATGTAGACACAGGACTATATACCCCAGAACTTCTCGAGTGGTATTCAGAGGACGACTGGAACCGAATGAATGATATGCTAGATCATGAGAAGGACGAAAGTTATTCTTATGCCGCTATTGAACAATTAATCGAAAAATATCTAGTACGTAATCGTGCTACAAAGGAAATTTATGAAACTCCACAAATTCGCTACATGGTTGCAGCCGCTACAGTCTTTCACAAAGAAGAGCCTAACTCAGCTAGAATGCGTTACATTAAAGAATACTACACCGCGGCGAGTGACGGTCTTTTCACTCTTGCTACTCCAGTACTCGCTGGTCTGGGTACTCCTACAAAACAATTTTCGTCCTGTGTACTCATCCGTAGTGATGACGATCTTGATAGTATCTTTGCTAGTGGAGAGATGATGGCCAAGTATGCTAGCAAACGTGCTGGCATTGGTTTAGAAATTGGTCGCTTACGTAGTTTAGGTTCACCTATTCGTGGCGGCGAAATTCAACACACAGGAATGATTCCATTCTTGAAAAAATGGTTTGGTGACTTACGTTCATGCTCACAGGGCGGAATCCGTAATGCATCAGCTACCGTATTTTATCCAATTTGGCATCATCAGTTTGATGATCTTATTGTTCTTAAAAATAACCAAGGTACAGAAGAAACTCGTGTTCGTCACATGGACTACGGAGTTGTACTATCAGCTTTCTTTTGGCGCCGCTTTAAAAACAAAGAACAGATAACATTCTTTGATCCTAATGAAGTACCTGATCTATATGAAGCGTTTTACAAAGATACTGTGTTATTTGAAGACCTATATGTAAAATACGAAAAGCGCAAAGACTTGCGTAAGAAAACAATGTCAGCTGAAGAAGTATTCAAGAGTGGCATTCTAAAAGAACGTACTGATACAGGACGTATCTATCTAGTGTTTGCCGACAACGTAATGAATCAAGGACCATTTGATCCTGAATATCATACCATTTATCAAAGTAACCTTTGCTGTGAAATTCTACTACCCACACGTCCTTTCCGTCGATTAGATGACGACAATGGACGTATTGCCCTATGCACATTAGGATCAATTAACTGGGGTGCTTTCCGTAATCCAGAAGACATGCGCCGTGCTTGCCGTATACTACACCGCAGTCTAAACAATATCTTGGATTATCAAGATTTTTTGAGTATTCAAAGTAAACTAAGCAACGATGAAATACGTCCTCTAGGCATTGGTGTAACTAACCTAGCTTACTGGCACGCCAAGCGTGACTACCGATACGGCGAAAAAGACGCACTACAAGATGTTAAATCGTGGATGGAACATCAAGCATTTTATCTAACAGAAGCCAGTGTAGAACTAGCTAAAGAGCGTGGTGCTTGTGTAGACAGTGACAAGACACGTTATGGCCAGGGTACCTTCCCTTGGGAACTACGTGCCCAGGGTGTTAACGAGCTAGCAGACTTTACTCCCGAATTAGATTGGGAAACACTAAGATCCAACATGAAACAATATGGTGTGCGTAATGCCACCCAAATGGCCATTGCCCCAGTTGAATCCAGTAGTGTTGTAATTAATTCAACTAATGGTATTGAAATGCCAATGAGTTTGATCAGTACTAAAGAATCAAAAGCAGGATCACTTACACAAGTAGTACCTGAGTATGCTAAACTTAAAAATAAATATCAATTGATGTGGGAACAGACTGATTGTGCGGCTTACTTAAAAACAGCAGCAGTACTTGCGGCTTATGTTGATCAAAGCATAAGTACAAATACCTTTTACAATCCAGCACACTGGGCTGATCGTAAAGTACCAACTACATTAATTGCCCGTAATTTAATGCAAGCACACGTTTGGGGTCTGAAAACCTTCTATTATAGCCTCGTGAATAAACAGGGTGCTAAAGCGGATGCCGAAGAGGCACCCGCTATGTTAGAAGAGATTAACTGGGATGATCAAGAAGACTGCGAAGGGTGTAAACTTTAAATGAATAAATTTTATGTTTATCTATATCTTAGAGATGATGGAACTCCTTACTATGTAGGTAAGGGAAAAGATGATCGTGCGTGGGAACAACATAGAAATAATAATAAGGGTGTGCATACACCAACAGAGTCATCTAAGATTGTGTTAATTGAAACAAATTTAACAGAGGATGATGCGTTTAAGATCGAAATTAAACTAATTGCAAAACATGGTCGGAAAGATTTAGGTACAGGAATACTTCATAATAGAACAGATGGAGGTCAGGGTGGTGCAGGCCAGGTATTTACAGAAGAACATAGATCAAAAATAAGTAAAGCATTAACTGGAATTAAACGCCCTCCTCACACCGAAGAACGTAAGAAGCAAATTAGTGAGAAATTAAAAGGTCGTCCGAAGTCTGAAGAGACTAAAATGAAACTAAGATTGGCACATAATACAAATTCTAATCCTGTAGGTGCAAAACGATCTGAAGAGACAAAACAAAAAATGCGATTAGCCCAGTTAGGTAAAAAGCATTCAGAAGAAACAAAGAAAAAAATGAAAGAAACACGAGGGAAAAAGAATGTCAAAGCAACAATATGATCTAAATAAACCTACAAACTATCTTAAACGTAAGATGTTTTTAGATCCAGAAGGGCCAGTAACTATTCAACGTTTTGAAGAAGTACGTTATCCTAAAATTGCAGACTTTGAAGCTACAGCACGTGGCTTCTTTTGGCAACCTGAAGAAATTAGTTTAACTAAAGATTCAAATGACTTTAAAGATGCGTCAGACGCAGTTAAACATATCTTTACCAGTAACCTACTACGTCAAACAGCATTAGATAGTCTACAGGGCCGCGGCCCTAGTCAAATCTTTACACCAGTGATTAGTCTACCAGAATTAGAAGCATTGGTCTATAACTGGACATTCTTTGAAACTAATATACACTCTAAGAGTTACAGTCACATTATTCGTAATATCTATAATGTACCAAAGGATGTGTTTAATACAATCCATGACACTGAAGAAATTGTTGCTATGGCATCAACTGTGGGCAACTACTATGATGCTCTACATGAAATCAATTGCCGCAAAGAAGCTGGCGAAAAGATCAATGAACGCACACACGTTCGCGCTATTTGGATGGCCTTACATGCCAGTTATGCGTTAGAAGCATTCCGCTTTATGGTATCATTTGCCACAAGTCTTGCAATGGTAGAGAATCGTATCTTTATGGGCAACGGCAATATTATTAGCTTGATCCTACAAGACGAGTTACTACACAAAGGTTGGACAGCTTTCTTAATCAATCAGGTTATTAAAGAAGATTCACGTTTTGCTGACGTCAAAGCTGAATGCGAAGCCGAAGTATATCAACTGTATGCAGATGTTATCCGCGAAGAAAAAGAATGGGCTGACTACTTGTTTAAGAAAGGTCCTGTGATTGGGTTGAACGCACAAATTCTCAAAGACTTTGTTGACTATACCGCAGTCGGTGCATTAAAAGATATTGGCATCAAGTATCAAGCATCGGCACCCAAGACAACACCTATTCCTTGGTTTAACAAGCACACAGATACAAGTAAAAAGCAAACAGCTCTACAAGAATCAGAATCAACCAGCTATGTCATTGGTGTAATGAGCGACGCCATTGACTACGAAGCACTACCGAATTTATAAGAAGGAAATGTAATATGAAAGCTACAGTATGGAGCAAAAACGCCTGTCCATTTTGCGATCAGGCAAAAAAATTACTCACAGCAAAGGGTATTGAATACGAAGAACGCAATGTAAGTACAGATTGGACCAAAGAGCAATTATTAGAAGCAGTACCAACAGCACGTACATTGCCACAGATTTTTTTAGATGAAGAGTACATTGGTGGTTTTACAGAATTAAGAAAACATTTACAAGGATAAAATATGTTAATCAATAAAGGATACGCAGAAGGCGATATCGTGTGTTTCAAGATGGTAACTGGTGATGAAATCGTTGCCAAATTTGTAGATCAATTACCCGCGGGTTTTACTGTAAACCGTCCATGTACTGTTATACCAAGTAACCAAGGTTTAGGATTGATGCAAAGCCTAATTTCTGCGGATATAAATACTAATGTAACGCTGAAATTTGAACATGTTATCATGCATGGTCCTGTTATTAAAGATATTGAAAATCACTATATCCGCACTACAACAGGTATTCAGCCAGCCACTAAAGGCGGAATAATTACTTAAAATGCCAGGACGTCCGATTGCTTGTACCGGAGATTTAGTTGATCCAAAATATGGACCACCTAATGCTGTTGCATCTGTTACTCCAACTGTCCTAGCGGGTGGCCGTCCTGTAGCCACAGCAGGTGCTATAGTTGCACCGCATGGCAATTGGACCAATCCTAAAGCACCAGGATATAATCCTACATGTAAAGTTGCAAAAGTACTGCCGGTATTGACTAGCAGTACAGTAATGATCGAAGGCAAGCCGGCAGCTGTTATAGGTGGTCCGGGTATCGGCAGTTTGTGTAGTTGTAACTATCATTCTATAGAAGCAACAGGCGAACCTACTGTACAAGTTGGGTTGTAATCCGTGGCCTCAGCAATACAATTAACCGCACAGAATACCATTATCAATGGTCAGGGTCTTGCGGCAAATTCTACAGTAATATCTGAAATTACATCTTTTCGTTCTCACACACCAATCACACTGATTGCTAATATTTTTACCAATGCTAGTTCATCTAACAGTTCAGCAAGTGTTCTTGCATCATTGGCTAACCTTGGTGTTGGAGTAACACAGGGCCAATGGTTAATCGATTTTTATCCCAGTAACATCACTCCCGTTAGTTCGGGCGGTGTTACCTATTATGGAATTTATGTAAATCCTGTATACGGTACTGGTATACATGCCAATGACATTGTTGGTTATAGTAATGTAGCTATTACAAATACTGCTAGTATGAGTAGTACGATACTAACACAGGTTAACTTACCGTTTATCAATGGAGTTCAAAGTTTTGCCAACGTCTATCAAACTGCCAGCGGATACGCCGGCTCAGTGTTTGATACTGTGGCCAGTGTTTATTTACTAAAAGGCAAAACCTACGCACAAAGTGGTATTGGTTATACTGGTCCCCGTGATTTGTCAACTGGCGGCATTGGAAATACTGGTGCGCTGATATCTAATGTTATTTCAACATGGGGAACTATGTATGATATTAATAATATATCTACTATTAGTAATCCCTATGTGTTTGGTCAAAATTTGTTAAATCAAGGCTTGGGATCTTATGGCAACTTAGCCGCACAGTTATCAGCTGCTGGGTTGAACACAAACAATCTTACACAGGTTCCGCAAAACTCACAGACTGTTAGCCAAGCACCTTCAACTTTTACTGCTACTACTTCGGTTGGGCAGGTTTCTTTGCCGACACTTGCAAATGTAATAAACAATACAAAAGTATCTGGAAATAGTACAGACGTAATAACATCAATCTTTAAGAGCATTACTGGTACAGCACTACAAGCTATCCAAACAGCAACTAATGTAACTATTGCAAATGCTTCGATTACGTCTCTTAACGACTATCTTAATTTTAATACTATTGTTTCTCCAGCTACTCTTGCTCATTTAAATTCCATTGGTGTAACAGACTTTCCAACCTTTACCGCACTACTACAAAAAGACGTGGGACAGGGATATTTTTCAAGTTGGTCTAGTATTATTCAACTGTTGTCAGCCATAGAAAATCCCACGTTAAATTATACAACTGCTAATGCTAATAGTTTGGTATTATCAAATACTATTGCAAATAATTTATTGGCCACACTGGGCACAGGTTCGGGACCTTTCAATACGCCTGTTATCAACGACTATTTGGGCGCGGTAGTTGGCAATCCTTATAACGCAAACATAGCAACCTTAAACACAAACTACAGTACAGTTTTAACCGGTGCTGTATCATCCGCAGTATCAAATCTTGATCAAGCTGTGATTGATTATAACAATGAAGTTTCTGCCAACGTCGGACCACCAAACATAACTATGATTGATTCAAACGTGTCGGCTGTAAATAGCGCATTGAATTCTATTCCGTCGAGTGCAGCTTTAACAGCAAGCCAGCAGGCCTACTACACAATGTTGAATCATTTGACTTCGGAAGTTAATAATTTAAACAAAGCAGGAATTGTATTCAATTCTGGGTATCCACAGACTCTACAGTTTTTTGGAAAGAGCATTGGGCAAACAGCATCAGACAAAACCGATGCACAGACTTACCAATTTTTTGCTAATTTGATTACTCCAGATGTCTACGGAGACACAATCAGATTGGCCATTGCTGAATTTATTAACACTCAAGAATTGGCTACCGCAGGAATTAACCTCACTAATGATCCAAATCCCGCTGGCATTATAGCTCAAGCAAATCAACAAAATATACCATTAAGTACCTATATAAACCAGAATAAGTAGGGTTTTAATGGTGGGTTTTTGCTCAGAAACACTACTTACCTTGACTTTCAACGACTTATATAGTATTATAACTCATTAGATATGAGTTTAAATATCTAACGCTTTCAGTTTATCGAAGCGTATAACCAAAGGAGGACAGTATGAGAACGATATTTTTATCTATCGTAGCAATATTAGCCCTGACCGTAATGGCACCCGGTCATGCAGAAGAAGTACAGTCAAACACCGTGTTTGGCACAGTTAAAGCACAAGCTCAATTGCGCTTGGACAATTTAGTTGATGCTATTATGAGTCCCATAGTGGACATCAACGTATCAAGCAAGGACGTCGATTGCCTTGCACACAACATCTACTACGAAGCAGGCAGTGAACCTGAAGAAGGCAAAGTGGCAGTAGCCATGGTTACCATTAACCGCGTCCGTGATGGCCGTTTTGGTGATTCAATTTGCTCGGTAGTGAATCAACGTACACAAACTGTACGCAGTCGAGAAGTTACCACTGTCAAGATGGTACAGGCTGGTTGGTTTGGTCGTCCAGAACAACAGAAACAAACAACCAAGGTAGTTGAAAACGTTTCAATATGTCAATTCTCATGGAAGTGCATGTTTGTACACAAACCCAAAGATTCTGATGATCGATGGGAGGAAAGTCAACGTGTGGCTCAAGAACTTCTTAAAGGAAACTATGCAAGCTGGCAAGCCAAGTACAGTGATGCACTATATTTCCATGCCGCAGCTATTCGTCCAGTATGGGCTAAAAAGAAAAATTACATAGCCCGTGTTGGTGGACACTTTTTTTATTCTGATTTTAATAAAATCTAATGTTCTTCAAAGCTCTCGAGCGTTTACAAACTATCGCAGTTAGACACCGCGGTAAACGGTACACGCCCGAGGGATTAACGCATTTAATCCGTATGCAGTTCTGTGACTCTAAGTTAGTGTTCAATACTGAGCGAGACTCACGTGTAGAATCTGGCAATTTTTGGATCAAGGGCGAGTACCGTCCAGCCGATGACGAACAGGACGACCCTTGCATTTTTATCACCCTGACCTTCCCTGCTCGTAAAAAAATTTGTTATATTGATAGCACCGATTGGGATAGCATAGGATTTCATATTGCTGATGTACTGACCCATGAATACCTTCACCTGTATTATTGCCGTCAACGAGGTTATCGCCATGGTCGAGGATATCGCGCACAAACTACTCTGCGTTACAATGATACCATGCAAGACTACCTAGGCTGTGAAGATGAAATTCTAGCTCACGGATTTAATGTTGCAAGTGAAATGATAGTGTACAATCGTAAAATGGAATCTACCAGAACGTGGCGGTTATATCAAAAACATTTTAGACACGATCGTAAAGTTATGTTACAATTAAAAAAACAAGCTGATAAGTATATTAGTAGATTAGACAACTGGAGCTATCATGAGCAAATTATCCGAAGAGCTGGCATTTGAAGATGGTTTTATTGATGGAGAACTCACTGACGAGGACTATGGTTTTATACTAGGACCTAACGGTGAATTAAAGTCAGTATTTTTACCAGAAAATATGCCCTTCAAACAACCTAAGAATGTACAAAAAATTCTTAGAATTTTTAAGATCATGGACGGCGAGCAGTTAGGTAACAGCACCCTACATTAAGTTGACCCTAAATTGCCAAAATGCTATAATATAGCATGAGGTTAAAAATCAACGATCTTTTACAGTGGGCCGGTACAATATGTATTATGGCCATGTATGCCCTAATGAACCTCAACCTTTACCCCTGGAATATCATAGCGGGTATGCTGGGCAGTTTATTCTATTTTTCCTGGACTGTACGTGTTGCAAATAAGCCACAGATGCTGGTCAATGCTGTGGGCTTCGTAGTCTGCGTAGCGGGCTTATTTAAGGCTTTTGGTTGACCCAAAATTGCCAAAATAGTATAATACTTGTATAGTAATTAATTAGGAGCTAAAACTATGTCAAAACTTGTTACTTTTGCTGGTGTTTCTAGACTAAACGGTGTATTAAAATTTCGTGTAGCTAACGATGTTAAGCGTATTGACGTTTTACGTAAAGCAGGGCACACTGAAGTTGAAATGCAGTTTTTGAACACTGAAATGACTAAAAGTCAAGCGGCAAAAAGATTAATTGCTACTAACTTTGCTAATGGTCGTGAAGAGATTTTAGCGGTGTTAGTTGCTGAAGCCAATGATGACAATCCGTTTACAGCTGCAAAACCTTCAAAGCCACGCACCGTGGTAGCAAAAAATGCCGTAGTAAAAACCTCAGTCAAAAGTCAGGTATATCCTGAAATTGAGCTGACGCCTAAGCAAGCGGCAAAGATTCGTGCAGAGTTTATGAAAAAACTCAAAGCCGCTTACGAGGCAAACTAATATGCCATACGTTCCACAAGAACTCCGTACTGAATCATTCATCGCCGGCTTTAGTGATGTATATATGACAGTACAGGCTAATCCAGAGTTGCGTATGATTCCTATCAGTCAGTTAGAATCTCTACGTCGCAGTTTAAAACAGTTGGGTTACCGTTTTCGTATAGTGTATCGCGGACCACATCGCAAGAATCGTAGTACAGTCAAACGGAATGCTCGTGCTTTTAATGTTTATTTTAAGGATTAATCATGAATGCAAAATACAGTTACCTAGGTTATGAATATCGCCCTTGGGATGATGTTGAAGAAGATAACATTAAGACTTTCCACGAGTGCTACAAAGATGGTGTGAGAATTAAAATGCCCTATGAGTTTTACAATCATAGCCCTTACAGTTTGATGACTTACGAAGAATTTGTCAGTCATGTGCAAACAGTAGAAGTATTTGTGCAAGGATAATATATGTGGCCCGAAGATACCCCTCGTCCAGGAAAGAATGTATTCCGTATGGAAATCCCACGTGACCAAATACAAGGATTTTTAAACGACTTAAATAAAATGCAACTGGACTATATTGAACAGGCAGTAGAAGCTAAAGCACGTCAGGGATTTCCAGAAGCCAATGACGTGATAAAACATATTATGAGTTTAAAATGAGAGATACTGAAACTATAATTCGCGGAGTACTTGACAATACTATAGCAGTCAAAGATCTCACAGTACAAGAATTGGATGCTGTGATTGATGAATTGGTTGCCATCGGTGAAAGCCTACTAGATACCGAAAATCATGAAGTGGGTGTTGCTATGCTTGAAGTATTAGATCAAGCCATAGATCTACGTAGCCAAGACTTGCAACAGGGATTTGAAGATGCTATAATTGCAACAGAACAACGTGGTTCAACTTACTGGGAGATTGAAAATCCAAGCATTCACTAAACGAATAGGCTTCTGTTGCAAATGGATTGATCGTCCTGATCAAACTGGGGGTCTTAAACCCAAAGACGATGCACGTAAGTATAATACTGGAACAACCACCGTCAGATGGTTAAATAATCAAACAAGGGAAGTAGCGGAGCAACGATTATGGGACCTAATGGTTCAAAACATCGAATCAACAAGATTACTAGTGGAGCGGGTCAGTGAGCTCCCAGAGTCTCTACGTATGGTGCGTCTTAGCAGTGATATTCTTCCTTGCTATACCCATAGTGATTTTTCTAACTTTTGGCGCAATTCTTCTGTTGTATCATACGCCGAACAAGCGTTTGCGAGAGTGGGGGCTATTGCTAAGGCTCGGAATGTTAGGCTTAGTTTTCATCCTGGCCAGTTTACTGTGCTTGCATCGAGTAATCCTGGGATCGTGGATAGGTCCATAGAGGAGTTCGAATATCACACCAATATGGCCCGTTGGATGGGTTATGGCAAAGAATTCCAAGATTTTAAGATCAACGTACATATTGCCGGTAGAGAAGGTCCAGATGGCATCCGCCGTGCATACCAGCGACTATCGCCAGAAGCCCGTAATTGTATCACTATCGAAAACGAAGAAAACGCATGGGGGTTAAATGATTGTCTTACCATTTCTGATATTGTACCTATTGTGCTCGATATTCATCATCACTGGATACGCGAAGGCGAGTACATTAGCCCACGGGACGAACGTGTTGCGAGAGTTATTGATAGCTGGCGTGGTGTTCGTCCTGCTATGCATTATAGTGTCAGCCGCGAAGATGTACTTGTGGGACATGATCCACTCACTGCCCCCAACCACTCGGCACTTTTGGTAGAAGGTTACAAAAAAGCAAAGTTACGAGCACATTCAGACTTTTACTGGAATCGTCAGGTTAACGAGTGGGCATTGAGTTTTTGGCCATACTTTGATATACAATGCGAATCAAAAGGTAAAAATCTAGCTAGTTTTGCCCTATATGAGCAAGCAAAAGAGTTAAACTTGTAAATATACTTGTAAGCCGAACGGCACTTTGGAGTACCCGGAAAGCTCGCTTTATGCGGGCTTTCTTCTTTTTAGATAAATACTCAATAACAAGGTTAAAAAATAATGAGTATTTTTGCTAACGTCTATACCGGTGCTCACCCAAACGATGGAACCGGCACACCCTTACGCAACGCATTTCAAATAATTGATCAAAACTTTGCTAATCTAGCAACTTTTGCCAATGCTAATGTTATAGTATTTGCCAGCGGTAATGCTAATGTTACTGCATACTATAATCCTGGTGTCACTAGTGTAGCAGGTAGAACTGGCGCCGTTCAACTAACTATCAATGACGTAGCGGGCGCTGCAAGTTATGCCAGCGTAGTAGCTGCTACCAATGCGGCTAATGCTTATGTGGTCAGTGTAGCTTCAACTTTTGCTAATGCTAACGTTTCTGTAATACAAACAGAAATTAATTCACTCAATGCCAACGTTGGTGTACTCAGTGTAGGCGTTGCTAACTTAGTTGCTAATACTGGTAATTTACAATCACATCTTAACTCAGTTACTGGTAACACTAACAATAACTCTGCTAACATCACTATCCTGCAAGGTAATGTATCTACATTAACCTCAGGTCTATCTAATACAAATAACAATGTCACTGGATTGGGTAATAACATTACAACAATCATTAATACCAGTTTGCCAGCAGTAAACGCCAATGTGGCCGCTGCTAATGTGGCCATTGCTGCACTGGTATCAAATACCGCAGTACTATACAGTGATATACAAACCAATAATGCAAATGAAGTAACTCTAGGTAATAATATCACAGCGGCAAACCTACACATCCAAACATTGGATGCTAACCTTGGTCTGGCAACTGCGAATATTACAGCTTTATTTGCTAACGCCGCTAGCCAAGCAGGACAAATATCCTCTGTCAATGCTAACGTAGCAACAACTAACTCACTAATTACTGCAGCCAATACATACAATCAAACATATACTGCAAATCTAATCAATTTGGTGAATGCCAATGTTACAGCGGCCAATGGTGCAATTTATACAGCCACAGTAAACGGTCAATATAATACTGTAGCAATTAATTTACTCAATGCCAACGTTACTGCTGCTAATACCGCAATAGTTTCATCCAATGCTGCCGTAGTCAGTTATGTAAACACTTTAAATTCAGCTGTGGTCGCTAATGTTAATTTGATTAACGCTAACCTTAAGGCCGCTAATCTTGCGATTGCTAATAACACATCAGCTATTACCAGTTTATCAGCTAATTTAACCACAGGTCCAATTACAATTACTGGGGTAGGTACATTTGGTAATGTCAATACTGGTAATATTATTATTACCGGAGGAGCACATTGGTCAGGCAACAATGATAATATTGTATACGCCAATATCAGAGTTGCTGGTTATTTGGCCGCAGGATCAGATGCTACTATTATTGGTATTAATTCTAATCTAACACAATTTAAAAATTATGCCAACACCGCGTTTGCTACAACTAGTACAGTATATGCAAACTCCAATGTAGCAAGTTACTTGGCCGCAGGAACAGATACAACTATCGTTGGAATAAATGCTAACCTAAGTCAATTTAAAACTTATGCTAATGCTACATTTACAACATACAGCAACGCAAACGTATCTAGCTATCTGCTACACAATAGTGGTAACGTTTCAGCTGGTAATATTAATCTAACAGGCAACGCATTTACTCCGGCATTCTTTATATCAAATACTAGTATCCAAAGTCCCCTAGTTGAAGCAGGTAGTTTACAAGCAAATACGGCCGTGGTTTATTTTACAGCATCTCTGGGAAATATTCAAAGTTCTGGTACTGCAAATATTGCTTCCATACTATACACCATGGGCAACTATAGAAACTGGACCAGCAACGTTACCACAGTTAGTTCAGCACTGGATCAGCTGGCCGCAAGACTTAAAGCAGCAGGGTTCTAACAGATAAATAACACTAATACCTAGGAATTTAAAGAATGGCATACACCTTAACATACAATACATCGACTGCTATCACCACACCGCAGATTAACAGTACTAAAGTTACTGTATTTTCTAACGTGGCCTGCTATGCTAATATCAATGGCTCAGCTACACAGTCCAACCCTGTCAGCGTTTTACCTAATAGAAAAAACGATATCAATATGCAGGGCCTATTTAATACTCTGAGCTTGTTGCCAGTAGGCGGTGCCTCAGCAGCTATTACAATTACCCAAGTTGGCAACGTGGCCGCTAGCGGATATGTAAACGATTTTGCGGCGGGTAACACAACAGCCAAAACTGGTAACGTATATACAGCAGGTTAATGAAAGAACGATATGAGAGCAAGTGAAATTCTACGTAAACTAGCAGATGTAATTGATGCTAAAGACTCAGGCCAAAGCCAAACACAAGTTACTAACCGTCCAGAAGTTGTTGACGTTGAAGTTAGTGAACCCGTTGACACTCATGGTATTGAAGGTCAAGCACAGGTTAATACCCGTTCGATGGTTGCTCCCCTGCAACAGAAATTAGATTTAATGAAAAAACTAGCTGGTGTAGAAGTTCCACACACTGATGTTGCCATTGACGGTGATGAAGGTCACTGTTCTGCTTGTGGTTGCGAACCATGCGAGTGCGAGCCAGACGAACTTGCAATCATGCGTCAGAACGCAGGAATCAAACCAGCAGTTATCGCTATAGCTGACGAAGACGAACCTTTTGAATCGTAAAATAGATAACATGAACACGTATTACGTTTATGCCTATTTAAGAAAATCCAACGACACACCTTACTATATTGGTAAAGGAAAGGGCAATCGAGCTTGGGATCATAAACATTCGGTTGTAGTACCGAAAGATAAATCTAAAATTAAAATATTAGCAGAAAATTTAAGTGAAATTGATGCTTTTGAATTAGAAATAAATCTAATAGAAAAATATGGTCGTAAAGATTTAGGTACTGGTATATTAAGAAATATGACTAATGGTGGCGAAGGGTGTTCTGGTAGAATTTTAACAGAAGAACTCCGTAATAAGATTTCAAATACCCTTAAAGGTAGAAAACAACTTTCAAAATCTATTGCTAAAAGATTAAAGACACTAAAAAAATTAGGTAAACCAAGTCCACTTAAAGGCAGACCTTTAGCAGAGTGGCACAAGGAAAAAGTTTCAAAATCATTGATAGGTGTTAATGCAGGGAAACCTGGCAGAGTCTGGACTGAATTAGAGCGTAATAAATTGAAAAAGCCAAAACCCAAAGTTGAATGTCCTCATTGCAATAAAATTGGTGGATTGCCGCAGATGAAACAATATCACTTTGAAAAATGTAAAATGTTAAGAGAAGAAATTTAATTATGGCAATTCAAAAACTATTCACAAGTTTAAGCAAAGCCGGAAACACCAATGCCTACGTGGGCGAAAAAGGTCGTATCTGGTACGATCCCGTCAAAGGATTCCGTATCAGCGACGGAGTTACACCAGGCGGACAAGCTGCCGCGGTAGCAGTAACCAATGCCAACATTGGTGACCTTGTGATTACTGGTGCCACAATCAGCACAGCCAACACCAATGAAGATCTAAATCTTGATACCAACGGCACAGGTAACGTAAACATTCTTGGTGCATTCAACGCATTGACCACTTCAGGTCGTACCATTATTGAAACACTACAAAATGGTACACTAAACTTTTATGTGCCCAACATCAGTTTTGATAGTGCCATTGACATTATTGGATCGGCCGATGGAGCGATAGTTGTTCCGCAAAATACCGGTGTGTTGTTGCACCTGACCGGACAGGACAGCCTGCCGGCTCGTATCTACAATGACTCGGTCAACAACTATGCCGCATTCATTGGTCGTCGTTACAATGGCACAGCTGACGCACCCACACAGGTACTAAGCGGCAATATTATTGCTCGGTACGGTGCCACACCCTACAGCAACACCGGTTGGCCCTCAATCTCCACAGCCCGCATGGACTTTGTGGCCCTGGAAGATCAAACAGCTACCACGCTGGGTACCAGCGTACAATTTTATACCACACCCTTGGGTAGTGACGCCTCGGTGCCCAGTATGACCATTGCATCCACTGGTATCAGCAATGCCGCCAACGTGGTTCCCATTTCAGATCAGGCCTACAATTTAGGTACTGCTACTCTTCGTTGGAAAAATGTCTATGCCGGACAAGGTGGCCTGTGGCTGGCCGATTCGGTAACCAACGCCGAAGTGCAGTTGGGCGTTAACAACGGAACCTTATATATCAACGGTGTACAAAACTTGGCCGTGGGCAATTTGGTTATCCTGAACACCACTCTAACATCCATAACACCCAGCACAGACATACAAATTGGCAACACCGGTGACTCTGGCATTTTGGACATTGGTCGTACAGTACGAATCCGTACACAAAACTTGAACACTCAGTCAGCACTACTCATCAACGGCACCCTGACCAATACCGTGCCCACCGAATACACCAACACCTTGTTCCACACAGTGGCAGTTCCGGGCTACAATGGCATACACCTTAACGATGCATTTGGAACTGGTGTGTTCCCCACATACGAAGGTCGTTCGGCCCGTGGCAATGTCGCCAGCCCCAGTGCTACACAATCCGGCGATGTGTTATTGCGTGTGGCCGGTGCCGGTTACGGTACCAACACCTTTGATACCGCACTAGGCACACAGGGTGGCAGCAGAATTGATTTCCGTGCCACAGAAAACTACACCAATACTGCCAAGGGTTCAGACATACACTTCTGGACCACACAGCCCGGCACAACTAGTACAGTAAATTCAGGATCGATCGACTGGCAAGGCTTTACTGGTAATGCTTTCACATTCACCACAGACAATTCGGTACAGACCACAGCCGGTATTCCACTCACACAAAAAGGTTCTGGCTTGGGTGTGGCCACCCTGGACTCAAACGGATACTTGACCGCCGCACAGATTCCACCCAGCTTAACCGGCGGAGTGGTCTACAAAGGTGCCTGGGACGCCAGCACCAACACGCCAAATTTGGCCAATGGTTCGGGCACAGCAGGTTGGGAATATTCAATCAGCACAGCAGGCACACAGAATCTGGGTGCTGGTAATCAAGCCTACGCACAAGGCGGATTTGTTATCTACAACGGTTCGGTCTGGAGCTATGTTCCACCCACAGGCCTGTTTACCAGCCTGACAGCCAGCACACACCTATCAGTAAACCAACCCACCGGTGCTATCACTATAAGTGTAGATGCTACCAGCGCCAATACAGCCAGTACCATTGTGAGTCGCGATGCGTCGGGCAATTTCAATGCCAATACCATAACAG